GCCCAATCATTAGTAGATTATATTAATGAAAAAGCTATTCAACCTAATTTAGATGGGAATTTAGTTAAAGTATACCCTAAAGTAAAATACGGAACCATTAAACTTGATGGTTTGGCCCCTATGCTTAATAGTGCCCTTGTAGAAGGTGGAGATGAAGTGCCCGAAGGACACTATGAACAAGATAATATGAAGGAAACAGTTGTTCCTAACCGTAATAAAATATTTTCATCAATTATTCAAGCAGTAGCATTATCAGTAGCAAATGAAAAAGATACAAAAGTCAATATCGCAATGGGTATTCATGCAGGCGATCATGCAATTTATCCTGATTGTAGACAAGAATTCAGGGACGCTGACTATACAGCCTTCACCGAAGGTAATTGGGACGCTGAGCGCGTTAGCTATATTACCCCTTATCTTGATGGTGATAAGTTTGACATTCTTCAGGATGGAGCCAGGTGTTGTGATGAGCTCGGACTTGACTTTGACAAAGTATATAGGAACACAAACACTAGTTACAAGCCCATTAATATTGGTGGTACTTGGTACAGTGATTATAAATCAGCTTCATCGGTGGAGAGGGTTGAGGCTTTTCTCAAAGTGGGAAGACCTGATCCAGTCGAGTATGCAGACGAGACAGGACCTGTTGATTGGGGAACTGTACGAAACCATGTAGAAAAAGTATTAGAGAATGCATAAGCATCAAATAAATAAACAATTAAAAAACTAAAAATCATGAAAAACGTTTTAATGGCCTTTGGGTTGGCTTTAATCACCCTAACTAGTTATTCCCAATCCACAGTGTGGTCTGTAATTGAAGGAAGTGAAGACCACACCTATCTTGAAGCCGCAATTAGTGTATCTGGATTGCAAGACACCTTAGAAGGTGAAGGTACATTTACAGTATTTGCTCCTACAGATGCTGCATTTATAGCTTTAGCAGAAGAATTAGGGGTTCCAGTTGAACAACTGCTTGAACTACCAGATCTTACTGAGATCCTTATGTACCATGTACTAGGGGATGTGGTATTAAGCGATGAATTATATGATTTAGGAAATACTTTATTTAATAATTTACTTACTTTACTGACGAATAATCCACTTTATTATCAATCAATAGGTAATGCTGTTGTACTAAATGGAACTACTAATGTTACAACATTTGATATTATTACAGATAATGGAGTAGTACATGTAATTGATGAAGTATTACAACCTATTAATGGTACAGGTGCATGTAATGCTTATTTTGATGTGGCACAGACTGTAGAAGGTAATGAACCTGTCTTAGGTTCTTTAACGGTTACAATTTATGATTATAACCCAAATGCGATTTATACTTGGGCTTTTGGAGACGAAGGTATAAGCAATGACCCTTTTCCTACATGGGAGTATGCCACAGATGGTCCCCATATTCTTTGTTTGATTATAGAAGATAATGCACTAGGATGTTATGATACTTTTTGCCAATCAGTTTCTGTAGATTCATTAGGAATGTTAAATGGATTCGTGAGTGGATTCACCATTACAGTTGTAGATGGTGGTGAAAGTGGTTCAATAAATAGTGTAGGAGAAATTCAAAACACTCAACGCCCACTAGATAATAACTATTATAATATTATGGGTCAAAGATTTGATAATACTCGTGATATTCCGTTTGGAACAATTTATATTTTTAACGGTAAGCAGTACATCCGCACTGAAAACTAATATTAGTATGCGTAAGAGAATAGAAGATTACGATAAAGTATTACCTGTATTAGAGGTATATCGATGCGTGCAAAGTGAGGGTTCCCGTTTCGGGCGCCCCACTATTGCCGTTCGAACTACCGGGTGTACTCACCGATGTTGGTTTGGTGAAGGTGGATGGTGTGATTCTTGGTATACGAGTATCCATCCACAGAAAGGTACATTTACATTTAATGATATAATTAATATTTATGATGAGAACCCGCATGTAAAGGAAATGATGCTAACGGGTGGTTCACCTACAATGCATCCTGCCTTAGTAAATGAATTAACACATTTTGCAAATGAAAGAGGAATCCTTATTACAATCGAAACCGAAGGATCACATTTTGTTCCTACCGATTATCCGATTGGTCTCATATCTCTTAGTCCTAAGTTTTCTAATTCCCGTCCTCGTGTGGGTATTACTACTCCCGGTGATAAAGTTGTTGATGAAAGGTTTGTCGCGCGGCATGAGAAGTTTAGGCTCAATTATGAAGCTATAGAACAAACCCTCCAATTTCATGATGACTACCATTACAAACCAGTATGGGATGGAACAGATGAAAATTTAGTTGAAATTGAAGACTTTAGGGTTAAAATGAATATTCCTAAAGATAAAACATATGTTATGCCTGCGGGTGATACTAGGGAAACTTTAGTAGAAATGTATCCTAAAGTATTCGAAATGGTAGCTGAACATGGTTATAACATGACTGGTAGAGATCATATTATAGCATATAACACTGAAAGAGGAGTATAATGAAAGAACAAGCACTCGAAATTTTAGAAGAAATAAGAGAAAATGTTTGCATATGTTGTGCTGTAACTATGGAACCCGATGATGTAGAAGAGTTAATAGATAAATTAAAAAAAGTTATAGAAGAAGAATGGAAAAAGCAATAACTGAAAAAGAACTAGATATTCAAATTAAGATTCTAGCTAAAAAAATAAATGATGAACATAGGAATGACCCTGTACCCGTGGTACTTGTCTGTATTTTAAATGGGGGATTCATGTTTTTTAGCGATTTAGTAAAACAAATCAATATACCTATTGAGATTGATTTTATCCGTTGTAAATCGTATTATGGTAGAAAACAAGGTGACTTAGTTGTTACTAAAGATTTAGAAACCAAAATCAAAAATAAACATGTTTATCTTGTAGATGATATTTTAGATTCAGGTAATACAATGAAAGCTGTATCTAAATTTTTACAAGTAAAAGAACCTAAAACTATTACTCCTGTTGCAGCAATTTATAAAGAAAATTTGGATTTCGATAAAGTCCTCCATATCTTGAAACAAGATACGGATTCTATGTTTGATCCTTGGTATATAGGATATGGCATGGATGATGAAAATGGACATAATAGGAATTTAGGAACAATTTATACAATATGATGGAAAATGAAAGACGCAAAATCCACGAAGAATTAGAAGTGGTACAAACAGGTTTTGCAAATGGGGTTGCGGAAGGGTTCCCATTTAATGATAAGCAAAAACAAAAAATGATTGACCAAGCTGAAAAAGCATATGGCAAGTTTTTAGACGCACTAAAATGTGATTGGAGAAATGATCCTAACTCAATGGAAACCCCAAGACGTGTAGCTAAGGCTTATGTAAATGATTTATGGGCAGGTCGTTACACAGCAATGTCACCCATTACATCTTTTCCTAGTGATGGTTATGATGGAGTTATTATTGAACGTAATATTCCACTTACATCAATGTGCTCCCACCACCACCAAACAATTGGAGGTGTAGTTCACATTGGTTATATTGCAGGGGAAGAAGGCCAAGTAATCGGTTTATCTAAATTAAACAGAATCGTAGAATTATTTGGTCGTAGAGGAGCCATTCAAGAACAACTTACATCTGCAATTCACAATGCAGTAGATAAAATTACTGAAGGTAATAAAGGTGTTATTGTTACTATTGTAGGAACACATAATTGTGTAAGTTGCAGAGGAGTTAAACACCAGGGTGCGGCAATGGTTACAACAAAGGCATCAGGTGCTTTTAGAGATGATAATAACCAAGCTCGTAAAGAATTTTTCGATAGCTTGAAGATTAACAACGGAGGACATAATATATAAAATATGATAAGTTTATATGATTATTTAGGACATGCTGCTGGTCCTGATTTAGGAAAAAGAGTAGCAGCCGCAGCCGCGGCTAAAAACATACGATTTGGTACTCGCCATGTAGAACATAAAGGTTATACAGGACAAGTTTTGCTCTACCCAAAAGAATTTTTAGATGAATTTTTTGGAGGGACAAATAATACAGGGAAACAATTATTAAAAGGATAAAGTTATGATAGAATTTTTATATCACGCTTTGGGGCTTTGTGGTGAACATAACCACCCCCATTTAATTAACCTCAGCTTAGTAGTAGCGGGGACATATATTACATTTAAAATAGTAAACAGTTATGGCATATTGGCTAGCAAAAGTAAAGGTTGAAGAGGAAACCTCTCGTGGTGCCTCCAGATGGACCACTGAACAATTCCTCGTTAATGCAGAAAATGCAACAGACGCAGAAGTTAAATTAACACAAGAATATTCTACATATTCTATGGAATGGCATGTTGATCAACTTAAGCAAATTAAATTAGTAAAAGTTATTGAGTGATGGGAAAGCAATTAGTTTTATTTAAAGATATCCCGTTTGTGGATGAAGTTGAGGAGTTTAATAGTTTAATGAATAAACCCAATAACTATGAACCAACAATACCAGAAAAAAAAGAATGGGAGTTTGTATACAACTTCGTATTGGAAGAGCTTGAGGAATATAGAGAAGCATGTGAACGCGGAGACATCGTCGAGGTTTTGGATGCTTTGTGTGACATTACTTACGTTTCCTTGGGGAATGGAGCTATGTTACATGGTCTTAAGGATAAAGTTTGGCCAGCCTATCAAGAGGTGCAAGCTTCAAACTTATCAAAGGCTTGCTCGACTGAGACTGAAGCAAAAGAAACAGTGGAGCTTAGAGCTAGGGAACAAGGGGAAGCATGCCACTATGAAAAGTGTGGTGATAAATATATTGTATACAGATCACGTGACAAGAAAGTTATGAAAAATATTAACTATTTTAGACCTGATCTTAAGCAATTTTTTACTGAAAATGAATTAAAAAATGTCTGATAGAGAAATAATGAATGCTAAAAGGGGTCTTAATAGTCGTCCTGTAGTAAAAAATATAGACCAAATGCCAGATCAAAAGTGGCATCGAATAATTTCATTTATTAAATCTGGAATCCGAATTGCGGGATATGCACTTATCCCATTTAACCTAATTGCCGCTACTGTAGTCTTAGTTGTAAGTGAAGTAGTAGGAATTGTAGAAGAATTAGTATGAAAAAGTTTTTATATTTTAGCGCCCCATGGTGTGGGCCTTGTAGACATTTAGGTCCAATTATGGATGAACTTAACTCAGAGGGATATACTGTTCAAAAAATTGACATAGATTCAAACCCAGAAATTTGTCAATCATTTAATATTAGAAATGTCCCTACTGTAGTATTACAAGTAGATGGAGTAGAAAAGGGTAGGAAAATTGGCCTTGCATCAAAGCCTATGTATATTGATTTATATAATCAAGATTAATGTACAAAAATTGTTATGTTCAACGAGGTGATGAGTGGAATCATTACCGAATCCATCTCTGGACTGATGAAGGGTACTCTGAAGAAGAATTCCAAAATTATGGTTATATAGAGTGTCATCAAGAACAAGCCACACACCAAGGTTTGAAGGGTGAAAATCTAAAAAAAGTATTTAACTGGAACCGAGAGGATCCTCGAATGCATTATTCGGATCATACTAGAGGTAACATCCATACTAAATTCCTTATTGACAGATATGGAGATGATGATACACCTTCTGTTACTCATAGAGAAGTATTTTTCGATATTGAGATTGAGATGGGGGGTGCACTAACCCCTGAATATATTAAATCTGCCCCTAAACCTGTTACTTCAATTGCGTGGTGGGATCGTCAGGTAGATGAATGGAAAATTATTATTGTTGATAAGGAAGGAAATCTTGAACATACATTTGATAGCCAAGGAAGAGAAGTAATTCCCGTACCCAGAGAAACAGACTTACTAGATAAGTTTATTACTATGATGGAGGATGTTCAACCTGATATTTTAGTTGGGTATAATAGTGATTATTTTGATATTCCCTACCTCTATTATAGAATTAAAAACACTATGGGTAGTCGTACTGTAAAAAGAATGTCCCCCATTAACATTATAGAAGAGAGACATTGGGATGAAGATATGCCTATTCGTATTGCAGGAGTTGCTTCTCTTGATTACATGAGAATGCATAAAAAATATAGTTTTAAAGACGAACCTTCTTATAAACTAGATTCATTAGGTGAAAAATACGTAGATCAAAAGAAAATTGAATACGAAGGATCACTTGATAGATTATTTGCTGAAGATAAAGAGAAATTCATTGAATATAACTTTGTTGATGTTTTAATCCTTAAGAAACTTGATGAAAAATTTAAGTATATTGATCTAACTAAAAACTTAGCCCATAAGGGAAAAGTATCATATGAAGAAGTATACCAATCATCTCGTATTCATGATGGAGCAATTTCAAGCTGGTTAATTTCTCAGGGTACTATTCCCCCTAATAAAGATTTAGATCCACTTACAAAGAAAAATTACGCAGGTGGCTACTTATTCTGCCCTAAAACAGGTATCTACAATTATATGTTTGATGAAGACCTTACGTCACTATACCCTTCAATCATTATGTCACTTAATATTGGTAAAGAAACATATATTGGTAGGGTATTGGATTTATATAATGACAGAAATAATAGACTTGGATTAAATGACCTAGAAAAAATGGTCAACGACGACCCTGAAGCTACCCTTCCACTTGAAAATACCGCACGTAAAACGCAAAATACGCGTGTAAGTGATATAATCAGTAAGATTAAACAACATGATTTAACAATCACTGCAAATGGGGTTATGTTTAGAACTGATAAGGAATCTGTATTGTCTGTTATTCTTGATAAGTGGTTTGATGAACGAGTCAGATATAAGAAAGCAATGAAAGTTGCTTATAAAAGTGGTAATAAAAAAGAAGGCGAATTAAATCACCTTAAACAGTATACCATGAAAATCTTGCTGAATTCACTTTATGGTGCAACTGCCTTACCTAGTTTTAGATATGGTAGCGTTATCCTTAGTGAAGCTATAACATTAAGTGGTCAAAGAATCATCCAAGAATCAGCATTATTTGCAAACACACACATGAACAAAGTCCTTAGGGGCGAATTAAAAATAGAATTATAATGGGATTATCTCCACAATCAATAAGAAGTAATGTTCTCATTCAAATGAATGGTGAATATGTTAAAAAAGAAGTAATACTTACATTAAGTGAGGGTTGGAATGACAAACAGCTTTCGTATTTTCGTAAAATGGTCCAACAAGGGGGAAATGTAAAAATTAATGGGGATTTATTTGAAATTACTATTAACGAAAATATTTTAAATTCTCGTGGTGAAAAGGATGGTGGTATAATTACAATTCCCGGTATAGACGAAAGATTTTAATGGTTAATCAAGAACAAATACCCTGGTGGATATGTAAAGAAGACGATAAAAACTTCTGTACATATGTTGACACAGACTCTAATTACTTCCATGCTGAGCCACTTCTAAAACATTTATATCCTAATTTCTCTGAAATGTCAGAGGAAGAACAAGATGATCTTTTAGAAAAAATGGCCCTTAAGTATCAGGATCTCATTACAGAATACTATGACACATTAGCTGAGGAAGCATTTAATATCAATAAACATCGACTTGAAATGAAAACCGAATGTACCATTCGTTCTGGTTTTTTCTCAGGTAAAAGAAGATATGCCCAATATATTACTAAAAAAGAGGGTATGAAGGTAGAGGATATTGATGTTAAAGGTCTTGACTTTATGAAATCAAATTTCCCACCCTTATTTAAGAAATTCTTTAATGGTATACTTAATAAAATCCTATTTGGTGCTACTCGAAGTGAAATTGACCAAGAGATTCTTGAATTCAAAAATAGCCTAAATGAGTTACCACTTGAATTGCTAGGCAAACCTACTGGAGTAAAAGACATTAAAAAATATGTTGAACGCCCCCCGGGTGCCGGAAATATATTTACAGTATTAAAAACAGGGGCACCTGTTAATGTTAAAGCTGCTGTTCGTTATAATGATTTTCTTAGATTTAAAGGTCTAGATAAAAAACACTCACAAATTGTACAGGGAGATAAAATCAAATGGGTATATTTAAAAGATAACCCATACAAGATTGACACAATGGGTTTCTTAGACTTTGATTTCCCAGAAGGTATTCGTACATTCGTAGAGACTTATATAGATAGAAACAAAGCATTTGATTCAATCTTAAAAAATAAGTTAGAAACCTTCTATAAAGACTTAAGTTGGGGTAGTTTAACCCTTAACACACATGTAAATAATTTTTTCTCATTCTAATGACAGATAAAAGAATAATAGATAGTTTTATAGGTAAATACCATTTAGGTGGTAATATAGAACGAGTTAAGTGGGTTTCAGATGGTGAATCCCTTAAAGCAGACTTTATAAATGATTCTCAAAATTTAGTAGGTAAAGTAGTATCTAAAAAATTTAAATTCCCTATAGGTGAATTTGGTATTTATAGTACTTCTACACTTAGTAAAATGTTAGGGATTCTTGAAAACGAAGTTATGTTTGAAATAGTCAAAGAAAATAAAATTCCCTCTAAATTTACTATTGGGGATACTGCTATGGATATTAAATTTAACTTAGCAGACCCTCAAGTTATTCCTAAGGTACCTAATATTAATAAAACTGAAAATGATATTCATGTAGAATTAAATGAAGAATTTACTACACGTTTTATTAAATCTAAAGACGCAGTAGGTGAAGAAGTATTTTATGTTTCTACCCAAGATGGGTTTACTTCACCTGAAATAAAATTTACTATAGGGAATAGTACATCTAATTCAGTATCTTTTGCTTCTCATATAGAAGATAGTAGTTCTGAAGGAGCATTAGATAATATCCCTTTTAATGCGGATTTAGTTAAAGAAATATTTAAACACAATAAACGTTTTGAATTAGGTTGGATGAGAGTAAATCCAAAAGGATTAATGTCTTTTGCATTTAAATTTGGAGACCTAGAAAGTAATTATTATCTTGTAAGAAATCAAAATCAATAAAAAATATGGAAAATATACCTATTACACCGTTGGCTGATCGGATTTTAATCCAACCGATTGAAGCTGAAGAATCAACCTACGGGAACATTGTTGTTCCTGATATGGGGAAGGATCGTCCTGACTTTGGAACAGTACTTGCAGTTGGGCCCGGCCGTTATGACAATAATGGTAATCTGGTACCTATGAGAGTAGAAGTAGGACAAAAAGTTATTATGCCTAAGTACGGGGCAAATACCGTAGAAATCGAAGGTGAAGAGTATGTACTCTCATCAGAATCAGAAATTTTAGGAGTTATAAATTAATAAAATATGAGTAAAATAATCAAATTTGGAGAAAGCGGAAGGGGTCAACTTCAAGAAGGAGTCAACCAACTTGCAGATGCAGTCGCAAGTACACTCGGACCTTATGGCCGTAACGTTATTATCGGAAAAGGTAGTGGTATGGGTACACCCCACTCAACTAAAGATGGTGTGTCTGTAGCTAAACAAGTAGATCTTGAGGATCCTATTGAAAATTTAGGAGCACAAGTAGTTAAACAAGCTGCTATTGAAACCGGAGAACAGGCAGGAGATGGTACAACTACGGCTACAGTTTTAACTCGTGAAATCTTTAATCAAGCCCTTGAGGCCGTAAGTAATCGTTCTAATAATGCTATCGATATTAAAAGAGGAATTGATAAAGCAGTAAAAGATATTGTTTCTATTTTAAAGGATAAATCACAAGATATCTCAAACGAAGATCAACTTAAACAAGTTGCAACTATCTCAGCTAATAATGATGAAGAAATTGGTGCATTAATCTCGGCTGCATTTGATAAAGCAGGACGTGAAGGTGTTATTACAGTTGAAGAAAGCAAAACACACGAAACTACACTCGAAGTAGTTGAGGGTATGCAGTTTGACCGTGGTTACAAATCACCGTACTTTGTTACAGACAATGGTTCAATGACTTGTCAGCTTGACGAACCATACATTTTAATGTATGATGGTAAAATCAGTGCTGTAAAGGAATTATTGCCAATTTTGGAAGCTGTTTCCCAACAAAATAAATCACTTTTGATTGTTGCTGAAGACATTGACGGTGAAGCACTTGCTGCAATGATTGTTAATAAAATGAGAGGTATTTTGAAGTGCGCTGCTGTTAAAGCACCTGACTTTGGAGAGCGCCGTACAATGGTTCTTGAAGATATGGCTGCACTTACTGGGGGTATTGTTGTTTCAAAACAAAAAGGCATGAAACTTGATAAAGTTACTTTTGATATGCTTGGAAATTCCCGCGGGGTTACAATGACTAAAGAAGAGACTACAATTGTTGATGGTGCTGGTAATGAAGATGCTATTGGTGCTCGTCTTGAAGAAATTAAAAGCCAAATCGATAAAGCAGAAAGTAACTATGCTCGTGAACAATTACAACAACGTTTAGGTAAACTTGCTGGTGGTGTTGCTGTTATCAATGTTGGTGGTCACACTGAAACCGAAATGAAAGAACGAAAAGACAGAGTAGATGATGCTGTACACGCAGTAAAAGCCGCTATTGAAGAAGGTATTCTTCCAGGAGGTGGTCATGCTTTGCTTTGTGCTTCATATCAAATTGAAAATGATACACTTAATGATGCCCAAGAAATTGGTTATGAAATCATTAAAAAGGCTATACGCAAACCATTTTACCAAATCTTATCTAATGCAGGATATAACCATGAAGATTGTATTTGGTTAAGCCTTGAACTTAAAGATGATTTTGAACTTGGTTGGAATCTTGCCACTGAAAATAAAATTAATATGCTTTCCGAAGGTATAATTGATCCTACTAAAGTTACACGTTGTGCTCTTGAAAACGCCGCATCAGCCGCTAATACATTACTTACTACAGAATGTGTAATTGTAGATAAACCTAATGAAAAGCAAGAAATGCTAACTGATCAACCACCAATGTTCTAATGGATTTATTTGTAGAAAAATATAGACCTAAAGATTTAAATGGCTTTGTTGGGGATAATACTATTAGAACCAAAATACAAGATTATTTAGATACAGGTAAACTACAAAATCTACTATTGTTTGGTCCAGCGGGGACAGGAAAAACCTCGCTGGCCAAACTAATAGTAGATCAATTAGAAGCTGATCATCTTTACATTAATGCTTCAGATGAACGAGGAATTGACACAATTAGAGATAAAATAGTCCCATTTGCCTCTAGTATAGGATTTAATGGGCTAAAAATAGTTATATTAGATGAGGCAGATTACCTTACAGCTCAAGCCCAAGCAACCCTTAGGAACGTTATTGAAACGTTTTCTACTAGCTGTCGTTTTATATTTACATGTAATTATCTGGACCGTATCATTAGTCCCTTACAGTCTCGTTGCGTTGCCTTTGGAATTACTCCACCTTCTAAAAAAGAAGTGGGACAACATATTTTACAAATCTGTGAAAGTGAAAGAATTAACTTTACTAAGGAAGATCTGGGACAAATAATAATTACCCATTACCCAGATATTAGAAAAATCCTTAACACAGTACAAGGTAGTGTAAAGGGGGGTAAATTAATTCTAGATTCAAAATCATTAGTTAATACTGATTTTGAGAATAAAGTTGTAGCTGCTTTAAAAAATAAAGCTAAACTAAATGATATTAGACAAATAATTGCCGATAGTGGTGCACAACAATTTGAGTCATTATTTAGGTGTTTATACGATAATGTAGAAGAGTATACTACAAAGGTAGGCGATGCCATTATAGTAATATCTCAATATCAATATGAATATAGTTTTGTTATTGATAAAGAAATTTGTGTAGCCGCTATGTTAAATAAATTATTAAAATTATGAGTGTAAATTCACCCCAACAAAGATTAGAACAGTTTAGAGATTGGTATAAATGGTTTAATAAGAAATATGACCGTTATGATAAAATCCGGTTTAAAAAGCCAAAAAAAACATATAAATAATGGACCCACAACAATTCAACATAGATCTATCACAAACAACCCCAGTTCACTGTGATAAATGTCACCATGAACATTTTACAGAAGTATCCTTAATGCGTAAATTATCACCTATGTTATCCCCTAATGGACAACCTGCATTGATCCCTATTTCTGTGTTTGCGTGTGCCAAGTGTGGTCATGTAAATGAAGAATTCTTACCTAAAGAAGCTAATGACTCCCTTTGATTTTCTAAAATTAGTACATGATAAAAAGATTAAATGGGAGGATCTTAATGAAGACGAACAAAAAACCTATAATAAATTTATTATTAATAGAGCTTTAGGTTTTAATAATAATATGTTAGATATAGTAAATCGTTTACAGGGATACGATGTTACCCCAAAAGAATCTTTTAAATATTATCAATCTATGACTGGTGATAAATTTAGATTTAATAAATGGATAAAGGGTAGTAAGGAAAAATCTTATAACTCTGATTTACTTGTTATAGTAAGTACGTATTTTGAGTGTTCATGTAAGCAAGCTAAAGAATATTTAGATGTTTTAGGGAAGAAAGAGACTAAAACCTTCCTTAAACATATAGGGTTACAAGAAAATAGAATTAAACAACTTTTAAAAAAATGAATATAGGAATTATAGGACAAGGATTTGTTGGTAATGCAGTTTACCAAAAATTTAAAAACTATTATGACATATTAACGTATGACTTAGATAAATCTAAATGTAACTCTACATATAAAGATTTAGTTTTTAAAAGTGATACTATATTTTTATGTTTACCAACTCCGATGAATGGAGATGGGAGTTGTCATACTGATATCTTAGAAAAAGAATTAGTTAACATAGATTTATTAGCAAACGATCAAGAAGTCAAAAAAACAATTGTAGTAAAATCAACAGTATCACCCGGCACGATATCAAAATGGAATGATAGATATTGTTCATTAAATATCATATTCAATCCTGAATTCCTTACAGAAGCAAACGCTGTAGAGGATTTTAACAATCAAAATAGAATTATACTTGGAGGCCCCCGCCCAGGGACTACTAAATTACGTAGAATTTATGCAAAGGTATTTCCTAAAGCTAAAATCATTAAAACAGGATCTACTCATGCTGAAATGGTTAAATATATTACTAATTGCTTTTTAGCAACTAAAGTTTCATTCGCTAATGAAATTTATCAATTATGTGATGAGTTAGAGATTGATTATGATAAAGTAATAGAATATGCTATCTATGATGAAAGGTTAGGTAAATCACACTGGGCAGTCCCAGGACCTGATAGTGATTTTGGGTTTGGTGGACATTGTTTCCCTAAAGACATGAACGCTTTAATTTATTTAGGGGATCAATTAGGTGTAGACCTAAAAACACTAAAATCAGCATTAGAAACTAACGATAAAGTTAGATCTAATAGAGATTGGGAACAACAAAAAGGAAGAGCAATAATATGATTAACTTTACTAAAGAAGATGACGCCGCTGTAAAGTGGTGTGAAGAAAAATACCCTGAATTGACAGAAGAGTATAAAAAAATTATGATGGAACAGTATGTTTTATTCTGTAAAAAACACCGTAATTATGGTACTTCAAATGTAAATGTAGGAACCAATCTTGAAACAGATGCTGATATTAAATTAGCACTTACAGGATTATGGTTTAGGATAAATGATAAAATCCAACGTTTAAAAAACTTGGTTGTAGTAGGAGAACCTGATACAGTAGGAGAACCTATAGAAGATACACTTAAAGATCTTAGTGTATATGGGATTATAGGGCAAATTGTACAACAAGGTAAGTTTAAATGATTTTAGAAAACATACAAAATACGGTTGTCCCCCAAATGGACTTTGAAAAGTATAGGATGATTTCCTATACTCAACTTTCTTTATGGTTAGAGTGCCCCCATAAATGGAAATTAATGTATATTGATAAAATGCGCCAACCCCCAAATATACATTTAGCATTTGGTTCTGCAATGCATGAAACTCTCCAAGAATATCTTGATTTAATGTATAATACATCAATTAAAGCCGCTGATGAGTTTCCTATCTATGAAGATTTTCAACAACGCTTTATGCAGATGTATAAGGACTATAAAGAACAAATTGGTGAAAATTTTTCTACTAAAAAAGAAATTATGGAGTTTGTAAATGATGGTCTTAATATCATTGATTTTTTTCTCCAAAGGCGTCAGATGTATTTTTCAAAAAGGGGAACTAGATTATTAGGTGTAGAAATGCCTATACTAACACCCCCTCACGAAGAGCATCCTAATATTATGCTTTATGGTAAACTTGACTTAGTATTCTATGATGAAGATCTTCAAAAAGTAACTATATGGGATATTAAAACATCTACTAGAGGTTGGGGGAAATGGGATAAAGAAAATAAAATTAAAATGGCTCAGATGGTTCTATATAAAAGATATTTTGCGGAACAATATAATATCCCAGTTGATTCAATTGATTGTAAATATTTCATTGTAAAACGTAAAATCCCAAAAGATCCAAAATACCCTGCGATGGCTTCACGTATTCAAACATATGAACCCTCATCAGGTAAGGTAACTATGAATCGTGTATCTAAACATCTCCATGAATTTATTGAAGACTGTTTTAAGGATGATATGTATCAGGTGAAGGAGTACACTAAAAACCCATCAGATAAAAACTGTAAGTGGTGTCCCTTTAAAGATAAACCTGAATTCTGTGATAAAAACCATACAAAATAAGCTATTTCCTTTTATAATAGCACTATCTGCTCTTTCCGTTTCAGCATCAGCTGCTTTCTACTCTATAAGTGGTTTAAGTAAGTTGTTTGCTGGAGCGGCATTTGCTGTTATAATAATGGCTGCTTCACTTGAAATAGCTAAATTAGTAATAGCCTCACTACTTTATCAATACCGAAAAAATTTACCTCGATTATTAAAATACTACCTTTCAGTAGCTTGTTTGGTATTAATTTTAATTACATCAATGGGTATTTATGGTTTCTTATCTGCTGCGTATCAAGAAACTGCGGCTTTAGCTGGCAATATAGATGCTCAAATCTCTCTTATAGAAACTAAAAGGGATAATGTAAAAGAACAACTTACGATATACAGCGATGAAAAATCCTCTATTAACGAGGCCGTGAGCGACCTGAGGTCTGGCTTATCTAACAATGTAATACAGTATAAAGACAAAGAAACTGGCCAACTAATAACAACAACTTCGTCATCTACTCGAAGAGCCTTAGAAAAACAACTTGATCAAGCTATTGAAAGACAGACTGAAATTAACTCTAGAGTAGATAACCTAAACCAACAGCTATTCGATTATGAAACCGAAATAGTTGAGGTAACTAGTAATAATAACATAGCTGGCGAACTTGGTCCCCTTAAGTATTTATCTGGTTTAACAGGTAAACCAATGGACCAGATTATTAATATACTTTTATTGGTTATAATTTTTGTATTTGATCCACTTGCAATTGCACTTGTTATTGCAGCAAATTTTGCGTTTGAGCAATTAAAGCCAAAAAAAGTTATAGAAAAAGGAAATATAGTTGAAGAAGAAGAATGGGATGAAGATCATGCTCACGATATGGTTTTAAACCAAATGGTAGAGGAAGTGGGTGACGATTTATTTGAAGAATCAACTAAAACAAATGTTTATGGGGAAAATATAGAAAAAAAATTAAAAATACTAGAACATCCTCGAGTAAAAGAAGCAATAAAACATGCTAAAAGGGCGGGGGAATTGTGATTTATGTATATGTATATGTAAACATATACAACATGGCACTAAAATTAACATCCGTAAAATTAGAAGAACGTTTATTTGAAGATTTTAAAGTTGCTTCAATTAGACAAAAGTTTAACCTTCAAAAACTAGTAAATAGAAGTATACATCTTTATTTAACTAATGAGGAATTTGCAAAAACTTTACATACACATACTGACCTAACCGTTAGTGGTAGTGGATTATAAACAATAAAAAGGTTTTATTTAATGAAAAAAGGTTATATTCCCCAAGGGGAGAGAAAAAAAATACTATTCCTCTGTGATGATATTAGATTACACAGTGGTATAGGTACTATGGGCAAAGAGATTGTCCTAAACACAGCCCATCATTTTAATTGGGTAAATTTAGGGGCTGCCGTTAAGCACCCTGAACAGGGTAATGCTTATGATTTGAGCCCCCAGATAAATGAAGTAACTGGGTTATCTGATTCTAATGTGAAAGTAATTCCATGGAGTGGGTATGGAGATGACCAAATTATCCGTCAACTTCTTGAACAGGAAAAGCCAGATGCTATCCTTCATTTTACGGACCCACGTTATTGGACATGGTTATATAGAATGGAAAAGGAAATTAGAACTAAAATCCCTATGATTTTTTATACTATATGGGATGATTTACCTTATCCAATGTATAATAGAGATTTTTATCGTTCAGATGACCTTCTTCTTTGTATTTCTAAACAAACTAAAAATCTAGTTAAAAATGTACTTAGGGACTACCCAAAAGAAGATTGGCAAACCCAATATGTCCCCCATGGCATAGATGATAAAAAATTCTTCCCTATTGTTAACGATTTTGAATTTGAAGCATTTAAAGAAAAATTCTATGAGGGTAAGGAATATGATTTTGTGGTATTTTGGAATAGCAGAAATATTCGCCGTAAAAATCCTGGTGATTTAGTTACTGCTTGGAGAATATTTACAGACCAATTAACCCCTGAACAAGCTGAGCGTTGTTTATTCATAATGCACACAGACCCTATAGATAATAATGGTACAGATATACCTGCAGTTATTGAAACTATGTGTGATCCTAATAAAAATAAAATTAAATTTACTTATGGTAAATGTGATGAAAAAACCCTTAATTATTATTATAATATGGCAGATGCTCAATTTATGATGACTGATAATGAAGGGTGGGGATTATCACTCACAGAAGGCCTTATGGCTGGTAATATGCTAATAGCACCCGTTCAGGGGGGTATGCAAGACCAAATGCGTTTTGAAGATGAAAATGGTGATTGGATTAATTTTACGACTGAATTTCCTACTAATAGCAATGGTAAATACAAAAAATGCGGAGAATGGGCTATACCAATGTTTGGTAAAACACGTTCATTAAAAGGTTCACCTCCTACCCCATATATTTATGCTACTCAAGTAGATGTAGAAGATGCTGGTTTATCTCTTTTAAAATGTTACAATTTAGGAAAAGATGAAATTAAACGCAGAGGATTAAAGGGTCGTGATTGGTTATTATCTGAGGAAGCAAGAATGGCAGCTAGTGGTATGGGTCAGAATTTTATAGATAATATTGATCATTTATTTGAAAATTGGGAACCTGTGGAAAAATTTAGTATAGAAAAAGTTGGTGACGGACACACCACATATAACCCAAACCCCGTCCAATATACCCCTGAATTTGAACAAAAATTAAAAGAAGTTTTAGCATGAAACCAACTTGTATAATCAGTTGTCCAATAGATACCTTTAGCGGATATGGGCACCGTTCGCGCGATTTTGTTCGCTCACTTATAGAGGTAAAAGATAAAGAATGGGATATTAAAATACTCCCTCAAAGGTGGGGAAACACCCCATGGGGGTTTTTAGATAAAAGTGATAAACTGCGTTCACGCTTTATAAATGAAATTACCCAACAACCCGAAATTTGGATGCAAATCAGTATTCCTAATGAATTCCAAAAAGTAGGTAAGTATAATATTGGTGTTACTGCAGGTATTGAATCAACAGTTCCACCCCCTGATTTTATTAAGGGAATGAATAATATGGATTTGAATCTTGTATCTTCCCAATTTACTAAGGATACCTTTAGTCAAGTTCAATTTACTGAAAATGATAAACAAGGTAACCCTATTAATCAAATTAAACTCGATAAACCTATTGAAGTATTATTCGAAGGGTTAGATACCGGGGTATATTTTAAAGAACCTAATAAATCAGGATTACTTAACAATATAGATGAAAGTTTTTGTTTCTTATTTACGGGTCATTGGTTACCTGGTAAATTTGGTGAAGATAGAAAAAATGTTGCTACTATGATTAGAACTTTCCTTAAAACTTTTAATAAGAAAGGTATTAAACCCGCTCTACTATTAAAAACTAATAAGGTTGATTATAGTTTATTAGATAAAGAAGATATTCTTAAAGATATTAGAAAAATTAGAAATGAATTTACTAATAAAGAAAATCTCCCTAACATTTACATATTACATGGTGAATTTACCAATGATGAACTTAATAAATTAAATAATGATCCTAAAGTTAAGGCGTTTATATCCTTTACTAAAGGAGAAGGCTTTGGTCGCCCCCTATTAGAACAAGCAATTACAGGTAAACCAGTAATTACAACAAATTGGAGCGGCCATATTGATTTTATTAATGCTCAATATAATGTATTAATTGGGGGTGAATTAAAACCTATCCATGAATCTGCTGCTAATAAATGGTTACTTAAAGAAGCTAGTTGGTTTAATATTAATATAGAAGCCGCATCACATGCCATAAAGGATGTTTATAAAAACTATAGAAAATATGTTGAACAAAGTCGTAAACAAACTAAGTGGCTTAAAGAAAACTTTAGCCAAGATAAAATGACTAAGGTACTTAAAAACCATATGGATAACATAAATGTGTCAGTAAATGTACCTTTTCAAATGCCCGGATTACAACTCCCTAAACTTAAAAAAGTAAGTGAGGAAAGCAAACCAGAATTGCCTAAACTTAAACTTCCTAAATTGCAAAAAATAAATGGATAATTTTGAAATATGTCCCTGTTGTGGGTCAAATGCTTGCACAAAAGCCCCTACTTCTGATGGTAATATTATCCAACAATGTTGGACTTGTGGGATGACTACTAATAACCTAATGGAGGATGGAAGCGAATTTGAAAAAGAAAATTATAGCCAAACCGCAGAAATAATAAAGGATCTAAAACAAGTACATGAAAATTTGGCTTGGTATCCTAAAGTTATTAACTTACCCGAAAAGGGGATGGTATTCCCCGAATGGAATAAACGAATAAAAGATTGGTATTGGGCTGCTGTTAAAGCAATTCCCGTAACAGAAGAAGAAAAAGATAAATATCCAGATCCTACTAACCCAGGAGAATTTTATGAATTTAAAATGGATATTCCTAATATAAAACGTTATGGAAAGGATTGTTTTATGGATGCCGCTAAAGAAATAGGATTATTTGAATCATGAAAGACCCTAAAATAAGTTACGCTATACCCGTACATAATGAGTACGAAGAAATAGATGGATTAATTAAGCATCTTTTAAAATATAAAAAAGAAGCAGATGAAATCGTAGTCCAATGTGATAAAGGCAATACTACAGAAAATGTTTATAAAGTATTAGATAAATATCATAATAAAATTAAGATTATTGAATTCCCCCTGAATAGGGATTTTGCAAGTTTTAAAAATAATCTTAAAAATAATTGTACTGGGGATTGGGTTTTTCAAATTGATGCTGATGAAATACCTGAGGAATATTTAATATCTATGCTTCCTACTATCTTAAAACAAAACCCTAATACCGAGGTATTTTGGGTCCCCCGGATTAATACTGTAGATGGTTTAACTAAGGAACATATTCAAAAATGGGGGTGGAATGTTGAACCTAATGGTAGAGTTAACTTTCCTGACTATCAATGCCGTATACTCCAAAATACACCTACAATACAATGGGTAAGTAAGGTACACGAGGTATTATATGGGCATAAGAGCCAAACACAATTACCAGCAAATGATGAGTTTTGTCTTATTCACCCAAAATCCATAGAAAGACAAGAAATTCAAAACAACTTTTATAATACAATCTAATATATAATGGTTTTTTGGAGAACATATAATAATAAGGTATATCCTACTCAAGAAGTAAATATGTTAGGCTTTCAACTAAATGACCCATCATATATTCCTAATGAGTATCTAGAAAAGCAAAATTTTGTAGTTTTAAGAACTTGTTTCGGTGTAGGTGATTGGGGAATTATATCAGCATTTCCACGAAAACTTAAAGAAAAATACCCAAATTGTAAAGTATGGATACCATCACCAAAATTACTTAAAGAAATGTTTGGGCATTTAGAACAAAACTGGAGTTCCTGGTCAAGTCCCTTCCAAGTAGTTCATACAATTTTTGATAATAACCCCCATATTGATGGGTTTATTGATTCATTTGAAGGCGATGCTTTTAATGATCATTACAGAATTACAGATGGTAGTGATACACCCCTTATGGAGGAATTACTAAGATTTTGGCAGTTTAATAATTTTGATAACATAGAACCAGAGTTATACTTTACAGATAAAGAAATAAAATTATCTAAACAAATAATTAAAGAACACTGTGATGGAAAATTTGGGACTTTACTAATTTCTAACCGCTATAAAAATGAAGGGAAAAAATTAATTCAACAAAAGTTAGATGAATATAATTTACCTATGTTCTATTGGACTTCTAAAAAAGATAGTGGTTTTAAATTCAAAAGAGCATTAGATTTAAGACATGTGGATACTCGTATACAATTGTGCATTAAAACATTAGCAACTTTTAATGTTGGTAACCAAACAGGGGTAAATGATACAATAGCTAATTATGTTCCTACTTACACAGTACCTAGAGGTAAATTAGGTTCTAATTACATTAAAAGCGAAATATATCTATGAGAATAGCAGTATACACTTCAATATTTGGTAAATACGATATACTCCATGAGGATCAATTCCAAATGGAAGGAGTAGATTATTTATGTTTTACGGATGAAGATTTACAATCTAATACTTGGAATATAATTAAATCAACCCCTATATATAATGACCCCAACAGGAACGCTAAAAAATATAAAATTTTACCACATAGATACCTTCAGGATTATGATTATTCTGTATGGATAGATGGGAATATTTTAATAATATCAGATATTAGGGATTTAATTAAAAAAAGTCACTATCAAGTTTTTGATCACAATAAGACTATTTTAGACCCTAGAGATTGTATTTACCAAGAATATAATGCTATTATGCAATTAGGACAACAAAGTGGGAATTATAAAGATAATCCCCAATTAATGCATAAACAAGTAAGTAGATATGTAAATGAAGGATATCCCTCCAACAATGGTTTAGCTACTAACCCTATTTTACTTAGGAAACATAATGATCCCGATGTAATAAAGAATATGGAAGACTGGTGGGTTGAAATAAAATATGGTTCTAGAAGAGATCAATTAAGTTTTAATTATATAGCTTGGAAAAATGATTTTAAATTTAATTATTTAGAGGGTGATAGTAGAAAAAATAAATACTTTTTACAAACGGGTAAACACCAAAAAAGAAAATAAATGAATTATAAAGAAACTCGCCCTTGGGGTACATTTGAAAATCTACTAGATTCAAACTATTGTAAGGTAAAACAAATTATAATTAAACCTGGGCAATCACCTAGCTACCAATATCACTTTAAAAGAGAAGAAGTATGGGTAGTAGTACAGGGTGAAGGGGAATTAAAATTAAATGATAAAATAACCCCTGTTATTGCAAATCAAATAATTCATATCCCAGTTGAAGCAAAACACCAAATAAAAAACACGGGTAACACAGATTTAGTATTTATTGAAGTTCAGTTGGGTTCTTATTTTGGTGAAGACGATATTGTTAGATTAGAAGATAACTATGGAAGAGTATAAGGTACTGATAACCACAAGTGGTATTGGTAGTAGATTAGGTAATCTTACTGATTTTACTAATAAATGTTTAGTTAGAGTAGGAGATAAACCTGCCCTATCTTATATAATAGAATCATATCCTAAAGATACTAAATTTGTTATTACTTTAGGGCATTTTGGTTCATATGTAAAAGAATTTTTAGAACTAACATATCCTGATAAAGATTTTACATTTATTAATGTAGATAAATTTAAAGGAGAAGGAAGTAGTTTAGGATATTCCATATTACAGGCAAAATCTTACCTCCAGTGTCCTTTCATATTTCATGCTAGCGATACAATACTAACAAAAGAAGATAAAATTCCTCTCCCTATTACTAACTGGTGTGCTGGAGCATACAAAGAAGAAACATCTCAATATAGAACTTTAAGAGTTAGTAATAGTAAAGTTACCCTTATAAATGAAAAAGGAGAAATCAACTATGACTATCCTTATATAGGATTATGTGGTATTAAAGATTATAAATTATTCTGGTCTTGTTTAGAAAATCTTCCTAATAAACATTCTTTGTCGGATGTACATGTTATTAATGAAATGTTAAAATCTATATCTTTTGAATTTAAACAAATTGATAAATGGTTAGATATAGGGAACGTTACGGAATTAAATAAAACTAGAAAACATTTTGGTAGTAGTATAGAAGTTTTAGACAAATTAAATGAATCAATTTACTTTTTTGATAACTTTGTTATTAAATTTTTTTCTGATCCTGTTACTAATAAAAATAGGGTAGATAGGGCTCTAAAATTATACCCCCTAGTCCCACAAATATTAGGATCAACTAATAATTTTTATAAGTACCAAAAAGCTGAGGGTAAACTTTTTTCTAAATCTGTAAATGAAGTATCATTTACTAAATTTTTAAAATGGGCCCATAACAACTTATGGATTAAAACAACTAAAGATTCTTTTAAAACTAGCTGCCATAAATTTTATATAGATAAGTCTTTGGATAGAATTTCTTTGTACCTAAAAGAATATACTGACTGTAACAATATAAATGGGGAGTCTTTACCATCTATTTACTCATTATTTGACCAAATTGACAAACAAAAATTATGTAATGGAATACCTAGCCAATTTCACGGTGATTTTATTTTAGACAATATAATAGAAACTAATAAAGACTTTACTCTAATAGATTGGAGACAAGATTTTGCTGGCGATCTAGAAGTAGGAGATATTTACTACGATCTAGCTAAACTTAACCATAATTTAACGGTAAACCATGGTATTATAGATCAAGGATTATATAGTCACTCTCCCGAAAACTGTTATATACTATGTAATAGTACTTTGCTAAGATGTAAAAAATTATTACATAAATTTATAATAGAACATGGTTATGACCTTAAAAAGGTAGAATTACTTACTTCTATAATTTGGTTAAACATGGCCCCATTACATGAATACCCCTTTAATAAATTTTTATTTAATTTTGGGAAATATAATTTTTATAAAAACTTACAATGAATTATCCTAAATATTACATAGGACCCATGTCTAAAAATATAGTAAATGCTATTATTGAATTTTGCAATGAAACAAAACATAATATAGGCTTAATTCCTTCTAGGAGACAAATAGAGTGGAATGGTGGATATGTTAATAACTGGACTACCGAAGAATTTAGTAAACATGCTATCTCACTAATCCTTAAAAGAGACCATTCTGGTCCAGGTCAAGGTTATACAGATGATGATGGTTTTACTTCTTTAAAAGAAGATTGTAAATATTTTAATTTAATTCATATAGATCCCTGGAAAAAATATCCTAAATATAAAGATGGATTACGATGGACTATAAAAATGATTAAATTTTGTTATAATCTTAATCCCAATATTGAGTTTGAGGTAGGAACCGAGGAAGCCATAAGAAAATTTGAACCCGGGAAATTAGATATGTTATTAAATGATCTTCATACTACATTAGAAGAAAAAATATTTGCTCAAATTAAATACTTGGTAATTCAATCAGGTACATCTTTAAAAGGTAATTTAAATACTGGAGAGTATAATAAAAATAGACTTTTAAATATGGTTAAAATAGCTAAATCTTGGAATTTACTTTCTAAAGAACATAATGGAGATTATATACCTGTAGATCTTATAAAAGAAAAAATGTCTTTAGGTCTAAATTCAATTAATATAGCCCCTGAATTTGGTCTTATAGAAACTCAAACATACATAGATAATAATATTGATTTAGATAAATTTTGGGAAATCTGTTATAATTCTAAACGATGGGAAAAATGGGTCAATACAGATTTTGATCCACTTACACAAAAAGAAGATTTAATTAAAATATGTGGACATTATGTTTTATCTAATCCTGAGTTTTTAAAAATTAAACCTAATATTGATACCCAAATTAAAACTAATATAAAGAAAAAATTATATGAGTTATATGGATAAAAGACCAGTTACTATATTTTGTGACATTGATGGTACTTTAGTAACACATACTAAACCTACAGATTCACAAAGGCCCTCACATAAATTAAATCTATTAGAAGGTACTATAGAAAAAATTTTAGAGTGGGATAAATTGGGTTATAATATTATTCTTACTACGGGTAGAAAGGAAAGTCTTAGAGAAGTAACTAAAAACCAATTAGAGGAAGCAGGAATCATTTATGATCAATTAATAATGGGTATTGGTGGTGGTAAACGTTATATTATAAATGATAGAAAACCTTATGGTGATGAAAATTATGCATTTGCCATAAACTTAGAACGTAATAAAGGAATTAAAAGTATAGAAATATGAGAGTAGCTTTATGTCTTTATGGATTAGTAGGCAGTGATAGAGGAAAGTCCTATGATAAAAAGGGGGGTACTGATGAAGTATTAAAAGAATGTTCTAATTCATTCCAAAAACACATTATTAATAAAAACAACACTGATGTATTTTTTCATACATGGGATTATGAATTTGAAAAAGAATTAGTAAAAAATTACACCCCTAAATTATATAAAACAGAACCCCAAAAAGTATTCGAAAATACAGTTTCGGGCCCCACAAAAAGAGTTCAAGCCCATTATAGTAAATGGTATAGTACAAAAGTTGTAAATGATCTAAGACAAAAATATGAAGCCGATAATAATTTTAAATATGATTTTGTTATAACTTCCCGTTTTGATATGATTTGGACTGTAGATGTTATTTGTGCAAATCTTAATAAAGATATTTTTTATATACCTGGAACTACAAAAGGAAAAGTACCATGGGGATGGCCTAATAATAAAAGTGGAACTGATTATGAAATAGACGATTTATGGTGTATTAGTAATAGTAAAAACATGGATGATTTTAGTTTACTTTATAACCATATTAACGACTATATTATAAAAGAAAAATGTCCAGTATGGAATAGTATATCTAACCACATGTTATCTGTTTATCATCTAAAAAAATTAAAATTATTACCTAATAAAACTAAAAGATTATTATGTGGGCCTGAATTACCTAATAATACGGGTTACAGTGATTACCAACTTTACAGAACCTTTTTAAAAAAGCAAAATAATGGAATTATATAAATACAAAAATTACGAGGATTATAAAAAAAATCAAATTGATGCTAATATAAGAAAGATAAATAATTCTTATGTTGATCCTAATTCTTTATGTTCTTTACTTGATTATTTAGTAAAAGACCTAAATATAAACCCAAAATTAATATTATGTCATGGTACTAGAAGAGGATTAGAACAACAATATATTATTGATTTTTTGAACCCTCTAGGCTACACTCCTGAAGTTATTGGTACCGAAATAAGCCCCACAGCTACAGATTATCCTCATACAATACAATGGGATTTCCATGAAACAAAACCAGAATGGATCAATAATACAGACATAGTTTATACAAATTCTTTTGATCACTCATGTAAACCACAAGAATGTCTAGATACATGGATGTCATGTCTAAATAATAAAGGAGTTTGTATTATAGAATATAGTCCGGATTGTGATAATAAATCTCAAGCAGCTGATCCTTTTGCGGCTACATTAGATGAATATAAAACTTTTATTAAAGAAAAATATGAAATTGTAGATGTATTAGTTAATGAAGGAATTCCCGATAATGGGCTTACCCATAAAGGTGTTAGATATTTTATTATTATAAATAATAAAAATGAGTAAGTGTATTTTAGTAGGAAATAGTTCAAATATTCTAAATAAAGAACTGGGATCCTATATTGATAGTTTTGAAAATGTAGTTAGGTTTAATAGGTTTAAAGTTAAAGATTTTGAAAAAGACTTAGGTACAAAATGCACCTACTGGGTATTAAATTATAAATTAACTACTGATAGTAGGAATTATTTAGTAAAAAATTTACCCAAAATAAAATCAGAAACAACAAACCTAGAAAAAGCTTTAATACTAACAACAGCAAAAGATAAGGGACAAATAAATAAAATTAAGAAACAAGTAGATATAGAAGTTATTTATAAAAGATTTGAACCCCTTTTTGATTCAAAACCTACTACTGGTCTTCTGGCAATTAACTATTTTTTAGAACAATTTTCCCAATTAACATTAGTGGGATTTGATTTTGGGAAAAGCAATCATTATTGGGGTAACCATAATATATCCGATATCCCCGGTAAACATGAATGGGGCAAAGAAAAAAAATACATTAACGATTTAGTCAAACAAAATAAAATAGAAATGATATGAACAACGAACAAAAATGGGTAACAATAGAAGAATAGCAGTTATAACACCTGTGTCCCATTTAGAAGGTATTATACCTTTACTTATGACTAAAGGTACTCCTTTTTTATATGAAGAAGCATCTAAAGACACTGTAAGGGAATTACTATTATCCCATAATATTGATACTATAGTTTGTAACCCTAATCAACAAACCTATAAAATAGATAAGGAATTATTAAATAATACAAATGTTAGTACTATTAATTCTTGCTCTACAGGCCTAAACCATATTGATTTAGATTATTGTAAAGAAAACAATATTAAAGTCCAATGCCACAAAAATGATTACGAATTAATTAACCAATTACCTTCTACATCTGAATTAGCCTTTGGTTTAATGGTATCTTTACTTAGAAATATCCCTGAATGTAATAATCATGTATCCAGGTATAATTGGGATTATACTCAATTTATGGGAAGGCAAATTAAAGATTTAAAAATAGGAATTATTGGATATGGACGTTTAGGAAAAATGATGGATGGTTATTGTAAAGCATTTGGTGCCCAAACTTTTATTTATGACCCTTATATTAACACCCCTCAAACTTCCCTTAAACAAATGTTTCAAATATGTGATGTGATATCTCTTCATGTCCATGTAACAGATGAAACAAAATATATGATTAATAAAGATTTACTTGGCTTAACCCAAAAAGATTTATACATTATTAATACCTCTAGGGGCGAAATAGTAAATGAATTAGATATAGTAGATGCTCTAAATACTAAAAAATTAACTGGGTATGGAACAGATGTTATTGAAAATGAATTTGATGACATAACTAAATCTCCTATTATTAAGGCTATGAATGAAGGAAAAAATATAATAGCAACACCCCATATAGGGGGTATGACGATTGAAGGTCAAACTAAAGCATATAAATGGTCAATAGATAAATTATGATAAAAGCATTTGTAATAATTCCTGCTAAAGGTGATTCTAAAAGATTAGTAGGTAAAAATAAAAGAATTATAGCAGGTAAAACATTACTTGAACACTCAATTGAATATGCTAAAAAATCCATATTAGCATCTTCTATTATAGTATCTACTGAAGATAAAGAAATTAAATCTATAGCAGAATCCTATGGGGTTAAAGTAGTAGGTAGAGATAAAGATTTTATGGGCGAAAGAGAAGTAGCAGATGTATATGTAAAAATATTTCAGGAATATGGTGATGATAGTTTTACTCATGTAGTAGGTGTACAACCAGATCACCCTGATAGGACAATACCATTGGATAAAATGTTAACATATACTGTAGAAAATAAATACGATGACTTATTTACAGTAGACCCTGATGGTACTAGAAACGGTTCAATTAGAATTACTAAAACAGAACACGTTAAATCTGGATATATGAGTAGAAGAGTAGGTAGTATGACAGATAATTGTACTAATATCCACAGTGAACAAGATTTATTAAACGCAGAAAAAAACATAAATGAACGATTACATTAAATCACTAAAAGAAGCAGGTAAATTAAATATTTCTATTGATAAAAATAAAACTTTTAATTGGAAATATACTAAAATAGCGGGACCATGTTCTGTAGAGGGACCCGAAATAGTAGACATTGCTAAAAAAATAAAATCATTAGGTGCAAATGCATTTAGAGCAGGTGCATATAAACCGTGTACTTATCCCGTTCTAAAGGAAACTAATGGTTGGAAAGAAGGATTAAGAGAAGAGGGATTAAGATTACTACAACAAGTAAAACAAGAAACAGACCTACCTATTGTAACAGAAGTTATGGATGCAAGCATGATTGATGAAGTATCACAAGTAGCTGATGTATTTCAAATAGGTACTCGAAATTTCCAAAATTATACATTATTAGATGCTTTAGGTAAATGTAATACACCTGTATTATTAAAAAGAGGTACTTGGGGTACTATAGATGAAATTTTAGGGGCATGTGAACGTATTTTGGTAGGAGGTAATGATAATATTGCTATTTGTTTAAGAGGTGTAGTTGGTATGCCCAACTATAGACATGTGTTTCCTACTATTAGATGGGCCCCTGATTTAATGATGATTCCTGCATTAAAAGAATTAACTAACATCCCAATTATATATGACCCAAGTCACTCAACAGGATATAGAAACTTTGTTAAACCTATTTCTAAAGCGGCATTAGCAGCAGGAGCAGATGGACTAATTATAGAATGTCACCCAAGACCAGATGAATCTATTAGTGATCCCGCTCAGGCTATTAATTATAATACTTTAAATAATATATTCAATGGATAATATTAGTATTATAATAAGAAACAGAAACGAAAACGAATATATTGGCTTTGCGATCCAGTCATGTTTAGATCATTTTAACAAACCCGAAATTATAATAATAGATAATAATTCAACTGATGATTCTCTTCAAATAGTAAATCTATTTAAAGATAGGACTACAATTAAAATTATCCCTATTAACGATTATACCCCAGGTAAATCAATTAATTTAGGTGCTAAACATGCTACCAAAGATATAATTTTAGTCTTATCAGCACATTCTCAAATTACTAAAGTAGATTTAAAGGTTATAAAAGATGATTTAAATGAGGTTGCAGCAGTATTTGGTCAACAAACACCTATATATAAAGGTAAAAAAATATCAAAAAGATATATTTGGAGCCATTTTAAAGAAAACCGTGTAACAAATATGTTTTCTCAAATAGAAAACAGACATTTTTTACATAATGCCTTTTGTTTTTATAATAAACAGTTTTTACTAGATAATCCTATGCCCGAAATTTATTCTACTAAAGAAGATAGATATTGGGCAGCAGATATAATAAGTAAGGGTTACAATTACTATTATGACCCTACACACACAATTAATCATTTTTACACTACTAATGGTGCAACATGGAAAGGAATAGGATAATGAAAAATATAATTTTTATACCAAATATAAACACAGGGGATAATAGAAATAACCCCTATCACTATTCTGTAAAAAGTTATAAAAAATGGGCAGAACAATATGATGATATAGAAGTTATAGAATGGAGTGAAGCTATTATGGATCCCAAATTATTTAAAATAACTTTACAACGTTATTGGGTACATGATATACTAGAACATAACAAAATAGAATATGATCAGGTATTAATAGTTGATGCTGATACTATTATACATCCTAATTGCCCTAATTTTTTTAAGGAAACCGAAGGTAAATTTGGGGTAGTAATTAATAATGGGTGTTATGAGTGGGTTACAAGAAGTATAGAACAGTGGGGTAATGCTTTATTCCCTAATGAATCTAAAATCAAAACCTGGAAATATTTTAACGGTGGGTTTCAAATAACAAGTAAAAAGCATATTCCCTTTTATAAAAAGGTACAAAATTATTATTCAAATAATATAAACCATATTAACCATTTAACTAAACAGATAAAAGCAGGAACTGATCAAACCATCATAAATTATTTAGCCCAACAAAATAATATAGACACCGTTTACCTACCAGAATGTTATAATTTACAAGACTTATTCAAAAAATCTCTATTACACATACCTGGATATTCGGGATTTCCTGATGAGTTAAGATTTCTAGCGGCTGGATACATTTACCACTTTAATGGGATTCCAACTACTCCCCATAATAGAAATACAGCATATTGGATGGAAAGAACTTACAAACATTTATATAATGACTAAAATAGCATGGTTTTCAGAAATGGGGTTTAATAATAAAACCCCTAGATCTCATAGAAATATGAGAACAGAATTTGCATGGTTTGTAGCTTTAGATGCTATGCACCATAATATTTTAAAACTACAAGAATTACCAGATAATACTTATGATTTAGGAGTTATAATAATACCCAAACATGTAGAACACTTTATGAATTTTGATATTATAGGGAATTTAAAAAGGGTATGTAAACAATATACATTTATGCAAGAAGGTCCCTCCTGGTATTTTCAAGATTTATCTATAAACAATTCATTTTGGTTTTATAATATAATGCTTAATGCAGATTTTGTATTAGCACATAATGATAGAGATAAAGAATATTATGAAGGCCTTTTAAATAAAAAATGTTACATAAATCCTACTTTGATGATTGAAGACTCTATTAAAAACTTACCTTTAGTAGAACGAAAAAATGCTATAATAGGAGGTAACTTAAGACGCTGGTATGGTGGTTTTAATTCTTTAATAGCAGCACAGGAATTCAATACAGAAATATGGGCCCCCCAAATGGGAAGAATGCATGAAGAGGAAACACAATTAGAAGATTTAAATCATCTTCCTTATATGGAATGGGTAGATTGGATAATAACACTAAATAATTTTAAATATGCTATTCATCTAAATCCTAATTCAATAGGGGGAACATTTAGCCTAAATTGTGGTTACCTTGGCTTACCTTGTATTGGAAATATACACAGTAATACCCAAAGATTATGTTTTCCTGATTTATCAGTAGAACCTGATAATTTAAAAAAAGCAAAAGAATTAGCTAAAAAACTTAGGTTAGATAAGGATTTTTACTTACACTGTAGTAATACATCAAAAGAATTGTATAATAAACATTTCTCAGAAAAAAGTTATAACGAAACATGGAAAAAGATATTAAATCAAATAAAAAAGTAAGAATTGTAGGATACCAATCTGGTAAACATGATGTATCATATTGTATTTTAGAAAATGGAATACCCATTATCCATGAGGAATTAGAAAGATTAATAAGGATAAAAGAACCATGGGGTGATGGTTTAAAAATGTATTTTGAAAGAATAGGTGAAGAATCAAAAGTAGACTATTTTGCTTTTGGTAACCCCTATTTTGCATATACTAACGGGAAATGGGATAGTAGATGTTCAAGTAAAGAAACTAACGATTTAAGAGACAAAGTATTAGCAAGAGATAATGCAGAATTTCATACTATAGGCCACCATAAATCTCATGCTGCAAATGCCTTCTATTCAAGTAATTTTAATAATGCTTTAGTATTTACATTAGATGGGGGTGGTGTTGAAGAAAACGGAACTTCTCATGCTTTGACAGTATGGCAGGGGGAAGATAATAAATTAACTCCTATAGAATTAATCCCTATTACTACCCTTAATGTAGGTTCTCCTTGGAGATTATATACGGGTGAAATATTTGGTTTATCTTCGGGTTATCCCAAAGGAAACCAATCAGGAACCGTTATGGCTATGGCTTGTGTAGGAGACTCTAATAAATATTTTAATGATTTTTATGAAGGGTTTGTTATAGGGGGTGGAGGACATAACCCTAAAGTATGGGATAATTGTAAAAAATATAAAGAAATAGCTAATAAAAGTGAACAGGATAAATTTGACGTAGCGGCCTCCTTACAAAAAGCGACCGAAATGGTTATTAAAAATGTTATGCAACAATATATAGACAAATATAACCCTACTAATATATGTTTATCAGGTGGTGTATCATTAAATTGCCTAATGACAGGGAAAATGTTAGATTGGTGGCCTAATATTAAATTTTATGCTGATCCAATTCCATATGACGGAGGTTTATGTTTAGGTGCTTCTAGATATCTTTGGCATCATATTTTGGATAACCCTAGAATTGAATGGAAAGATAATACTACTTCTTATTTAGGACCTAAATATAATAAAGAAGACGTGTTAAACTCTTTACAAGAATCAGAATTAGATTGGACTGAAGCATCTGATGAAAAAGTTATTGATTTAATTTGTGACCAAAAAATAATATCAGTTTTTGGAGGGGGTTCAGAATCTGGGAGAAGGGCACTAGGTAATAGAAGTATTCTAGCGGATCCCCGAAATGAAAATATGAAAGATATAATTAATAAAAAAGTAAAACATAGACAGTGGTTTAGACCTTTTGCTCCTTCTATATTAAGAGAAGAAGTTAAAAATTGGTTTGAACATGATATAGATAGCCCTTACATGTCTTTTGTGTTAAAATTTAAAGAATCTATTAGGAATAAAGCAAAAGCAGTTGTACATTTTGACGGTTCAGGTAGGTTACAAACTGTAACTAAAAATGATAATAAGTGGTATTATAATTTTATTAGTATTTTTAAAGAAAAAACGGGTGTACCTATTTTATTAAATACTAGTTTTAATGATAGAGAGCCTATAGTAGAAACCCCCCAGGATGCCATTAATTGTTATAAAGGAACTGATATAGATTATTTATACTTTTATGATTATAATATTTTAGTAAAAAAATGAAAATAAGTTTAATACAACCAGGTAGAAATAACCTTAAGTACCTAAAGTGGTCTTATGACTCAATACGTAAAAATCAGGGTAACCATGAAGTAGAAATTTGTGTTGCCGATGATTTTAGTAATGATGGTACTTGGGATTGGTGTTTAAAAATGATGGATAAAGACCCATTATTTAAGGCAATCAAAAATGAAGGTCCAAATAGATTAGGCCACACTATATTATATGATAGATTAGTCAATGAAGTAGCTACAAACGATATTTGTATGATATATCATGCAGATATGTACTTATGCCCAGGTGCTTTGGATGCTATTGAAGATGAACTTAAAGAAAAAACAATAGTATCGCTTACTAGAATTGAACCACCCCTTCATCCAGATGGCCCCGAAAAAATACTCAAAGACTTTGGTATTGAACCTGAAGAGTTTAATGAACAGGGTTTACTTGATTTTCTAGATTCAAGGGTACCTAATAATGATATTACTGAAGGTATATTTGCTCCTTGGGCATTTTGGAAAAGTGATTTCCAAGAAATAGGGGGACATGACCCTATATTTGCCCCACAATCAAAAGAAGACACAGACATATTTAATCGTTTCCAGTTAAATGGTATTAAACTTATTCAAACATGGCATGGATGTGTTTACCATATGACCTGTAGAGGTTCAAGATTTGCTGATGGTGCAAAACGAAACCCCAATGGTGAAGTGTTTATGAAAAACAGAGAAACAGACGAATGGTTAAAACAAAATCAAAAATCAACCAGAGAATTTTTACGTAAATGGGGTCACTTTTGTAAACATGATACCTTAATGAAACCAATCATACCCCCCAAATATAACATAGGTTTTATTGTTACTAACAGTAATGCCCAATTATTAGAAGTTTTAGAACCATGGTGTAGTACTTATTACGGGGATGGGCAATGGTGGGTTTACAATGATTATATCCAAAAAGAACAAACTAAGTCAAGTTTTAATCTTAAAGATAAAATTAAACCACATGATAGCGAAAAAAATAATCATGTCTTAGTTGAGATAGATGGTAATAGATTTACACAACAAGATTTCCAAATTATTAATCAATTTTCAGAAATTATTCAAGATAGTGGTGAAATCGGGAAATTTGAATTAGGTAATCTAAAAATTAATGTTATGGATCTTATAACATTTGAAAACGAATTAATAATATGCAAGTAATAGTAACAGGTGGAGCCGGTTTTGTAGGTACTAATCTATGTAAAAAGCTAGTAGAATTAGGACATAAAGTAACTTCAATAGATAATTATTCAACAGGTAAAAAAGAAAACCATATTGAAGGAGTTAGATATGAAAACTTTGATATTAGAAACATCTATGATTATAAATGGGTATATAATGAACACCCTGATGTAATATTCCATATGGCTGCTATTGCTCGAATTCAACCTTCATTTGAACAACCCAAAAAATATTTTACAACTAACGCTAATGGGACTTTAGAAATAGTAGATTATTGTGCTAAAAATAATGTGCCTTTAATATATGCAGGTTCATCATCACACCATTCAGGTAAATTTAAAAACCCATACACATTTAGTAAAGATGTAGGTGAAGAAATAGTTAAGTTATACCAAGAACATTATAATTTGAAAGCGTCTATTGTTCGTTTTTACAATGTTTATGGTCCCTACCAATTAACAGAAGGGGGGTATACTACATTAATAGGTAGATGGTTAAATAATATAGAAAAGGGGATTGAATGTGAAATATATGGCGATGGTGAACAACGTAGAGATTTTACCCATGTAAACGATATAGTAAACGCCTTAATTAGAATCCAAAAACAACAAGCATATAATAATAATTTTGAATTAGGTAGAGGTAAAAACTATTCAGTAAATGAAATAGCTAAAATGTTAAACATTAGCCCTATCTATAAACCTGGTAAACCTGGTGAAGCAAGAAACACCCTTAATACAGACCGTTTAGCAATAGAAATGTTAGGGTGGGAACCACAAATTAATTTGGAAGACTATCTTGTTTCATATTTATAATAAACAGTCACAATGAAAAAAGCTGAACTACACGATCTGGTTCTAGAAAGCCTCCAAGAATATCTTACAGAAGCTGAATTAGCTACTGGTGATAATGACTTTACTATTAAAGTAGATGTTAATAAAAATCCTACTAAAAAAGGAGTTAAAGTTCAATTAATACCTAAAGGTGATACTATACTAGTAGATCCAGATGAAAAGATAGATGTTAACCAAAAGGTACAACAAGCGATGAATGCCAGATTAGCTAAATATGATTTACAGGTTAATATCGATCCCGATATAAAACAAGCAACGGATAATCCTAACGTGTTAGGTTATTACATCCCATTGCAACAGATTAAAAACTTAATCCTGAAAGCTCTTAAAGGCGATAAAAAAGAAGACTAAAAAGAATTTTGGTTTTAGGAGCTTTCTTCTTAAATTAATATAAGATGAGAAAAAGAAGAATTATCCCTACGCTACCTGTTGACTTCTTTGAAGACACAGAAAATAAAGTTAAGTACCAAAAAATATTATACAGTAGCATCATTGATGGTGTTGAACAAAGTTTACAAAATGGTAAACCAAGTTTTGTAATGGCACGTGTAAATGATGGTAAAAAACTAAAAGATGTAGAAATCCTTAAAGATTCGTTTAAATCAAATTTAGAAACAGTATTGGATTTTTATGAACAGGTAGAAGAATATGAGAAATGTTCTAAAACCTTAAATTTAATTAATCAAATAAGATGACTAAATCAACATATGTTTTAGAAACTAAAACAAAAGATGGGATACGAGGAGAAAGAATTCACAAAGTAGTAGCTACTTCTATTTCAGAAGCTATAGAATTATTTTCCCAAATAAAACAATTAAGGCCCGATCAAATATTAGAAATATTCTCAGTTTATGAACAACCAAGTAATGGCAAATGATCAATTAAAAAAAGACCTTAAAGATATTCTTAAAATCAAAGGAAATATCAGTAAGGAACGTCCTGTAAAAGGTTTAATTAAAAAAGAAGCATTTATTAGATTTATTCAAAATTATAAATATGCTAATGATAGGGCATTAATGCTTAAAATGGAGCATGCAATTGATTTTGTTAATTTTGAAGAACCATTTGTTCAATCAATCGAAGCATTAATTGAATTAAACTTTAATAAAAATCAACTCCACATAATTCATTGGTGGTTATACGATAAATGGAATACAGGAGATGAACACGTTTTACAATTAAATAACACCGAAACAGATGAAGAAATACCATCTGATACACCTGAAGAACTCTGGGACCTGATTCAATCACTAAAATGAACAAAATAATCCTTACAAAGGACGACGTTTTAAGAGCCCAAAAATATACTTTAAGTAATAGAGCAGCTGCTCGTTACCTGGGTGTGTCATACAATGTTTATAAGCGTTATGCACTTACATTTAACGATAAGGAAACAGGTAAAACACTATTTGACAAACATTTAAATCGTCAAGGTAAGGGTATTAAAAAACATTTAGGTGGATACGGTAAACCAAAGAAAAACATTAAGGCCCCACTTGAAGACGTATTAGAGGGTAGAGTAGATGTTTCTCATTACACAGTTGACATACTTAAAGCACGTTTAATTCAAGAAGGGTTTTTAATTGAACAATGTAATTGTTGTAGCTTTGAAGAACGACGTGTTGTAGATTATAAGGTACCACTTGTACTTAACTTTAAGGACAAAAACAAACACAATTGGAAACAAGATAATTTAGAATTTCTATGTTATAATTGCTATTTTTTAAACGTAGGCAACATTTGGAGTGATAACCAACTCAAGCAAATGGAAGACTACCAAATAAACAAGAATACCAATAATAAGGACGATGAACCAACATGGGATTTAGATGATGCACACATTCAACACCTCAAGGAACTCGGTCTATGGGACGGAGATGATGGTGACGAATTTATAGATACAATATGAAACACATAGTTTTACTAATGGGATTAGTGGCAATGCCAACAAAGCAAGAACAAAAAAGCTTACTATCACCCATTCAACCCCTTACTCCGTATATACAAACCGATATACAAAAACCAATACTTAAAACCAATAAAGTAAAAACCCTAGTAGATGCCCTAATTTTGGTTGAATCCGCTGGTAATCCTAAAGCATTCAATAAAAAAGAAAACGCTTGTGGTTGCCTACAAATACGACCCATTATGTTACGAGAAGTAAACCGTATATTGCGCAAGCAAAACAACGATAAACGATTTACTAAAGAAGACCGATGGAGTTGTGGCTTATCACAAGAAATGTTTTATATTTGGAGAAATTACCACCATAAAGACTCTAGCGATGAAGTTATTGCTAGAAATTGGAATGGTGG